GGATTTTATAGTTTACATCAGATAAACTGACGTCACACACCTTCAGATAAACTGAATTTATGATTTTACTAATCTGCAGAAGATAGTACACTCCTAGCCGTAGGCGTAGAAGATTGACCTCCAGAAAAGACTCTTCTTGGTAGTCCAGCCTCTGGGGGCTTTGCCTGAGTAGATAACCTCAAGCCACCGTTTCTGATCTTTGGAGAACCACCCCTCCTCAGGACACGGATAGCTTTGTTGGTAAAAGTCCATGTATTCACAGAACTTCCGACTGAACATCGCTCCACCTAACCACAGGCCGATAAGTCGCGTAAAAGATATGTCCAGAGTAAAGACACTCCCTTCGGGATACAACGCTAACTTGAACCACTCTGTGTCGTCACGATAAACGTGATGGTCACGGTACTTTGTGCCGAGCAGTTTGAAGTCGCTGGGATCTAGCGTCTTCTCACACTTCTCGGGTTTGATTATCATTCCCGTTACAACACAGTCCTCTTGTGCTACTTCCAGGTCGAACTGGTCGTTTGAGCGGAATGCACTGTCATCGCCCAGTACCTTGAGGTTCCGGATCTCTACTTTTTGGCAGTCTGCCAGATAATCTATCAGTATGTGGTTAACTACTGAATCAATCATCTGCGTCCACCAAGATCCAGATGGTACACCGCGGAACTTTCTGAACATGCGTCCGTCAGGCATGAGAATGGGTGTATTTATGAAATACCACACCATGGCGTCCCAGACATTCTTCCATTTTTGCTTCTCAACTTGATCGGTGACAGGTTTACCTTGAAAAGTAGAGAAGTTAACGTTCTGTTTCAACACGTCGAAGGCGACGCGTATCAACCACGCTGGCACTTTCGTGTCGAAAGCGGAGAAGTCAATTCCATATAGTGTTTCCCCTTCCCTCACGTGGCAACTCCACTCTGTGTAGAGCCGTTGCGCACTTTTTCCATTCAGCATGGGGCTACTTGGATCGTTCATATAGTCACGATACATTAGTGGGGCGTAGAAACCCTCAACTGTTAAAACCTCAGCTGGATAGATCCACACTAGGCGCGTTTTGGGATCGTCACGCTCTGACATCCCACCACGCTGGCCCGCAAGACAAGGAGGGAATCTCATCTTGTTTGGATTGAAAGGACCTTTTCCATCCTGTTTCATGCGGTGGCCGAGCCACCTCGCTTCGTGATAAATCTCTTGCATCACGTCACCCTTCTTACAACCCATGAAAGTAGAGCCAGCAGACGTATCACGTCTTAGGAACTGTCCTACTTCATGCCAATCTAATGGCTCACGAGTGTAAGGTAGTTTGAACGCTTTACGTGCTTTTGAGATTGCACGAGACATTGAACGACGTTGATCACGGTTCAAGTCATGAAAGCTGTTTTTCTCACCTGAAAACTTACCAAGTGCACCATACATGCCAGGTGTGCCTCTCGGTCGGCGAGTGAAACCACGGATATCCTCATAGATCTCTCTCGAGTACAGTTTTAACGTCTCTCTAATATAAGGATCGGTATTAGAGTTAGACGAATACGTCGAGTAACCACCGTACTTGGCTATCTCTCGTAGATTGTCGGTAGCATGGCCGGACGGAAGTACGTCTTCACTAGTGGTTGGACCTTCTTTGGCAGGGCGAAGGTGGAGTGCGTCAACTAAATGAGACCCCTTAGCTAGGACGTAGTGTTGGGTAGGATCTTGAGCAAAATCTTCCATAATGTTCAAGAAATGAAGGAGGCGATAAACCCGGTAAACGGTAAAAGACTCTGGG